CCGGTGGTCAGTGTTCGCAATGGTGCTGGTGGTGCGGTGAAGGATTGCCAAGACAATTACGAGTGGTTGGATTCGTTCGACAAGGTTGTTATTTGTTTTGATAATGACAAGCCAGGAATTGAGGCGGCTAATAAAGTGGCTGAATTGTTCTCAGGCAAAGCTCTTATTGTCAAGCATAACAACGAATACAAGGATGCTTGCGACTACCTGAAGGCACGGCAGGAGAAGTTGTTCCACAAGCTGTGGTGGTCTGCTCAGGAATACAAACCCGAGGGCATCGTCACTGTGGCTGACATCCGGGAGCAGCTGCTGTCACCACCTGAACGTGGTCTGCCTTGGTGCTTCCCTTCCCTAACTGACCTCACCTTTGGGCGTCGCAAGGGAGAATTGTACGCCTTTGGTGCTGGCGTTGGGGTGGGCAAGACGGACGTGTTCACGCAGCAAATAGCCTACGACATTGAACAGTTGGGGCTGAGGGTGGGTGTCATCTACCTTGAGCAGGCACCAAGTGAGACTGCCCAACGGATCGCAGGTAAACTGGACGGCAACCTATACCATGTGCCTGATGGTGGGTGGACGATGGATGAATACAAAGCCAGCATTGACCGCCTGATTGACATGGATAAGTTGTTCATGATGAATCACTTTGGGGCTAAGAGTTGGGCTGAGGTTAAGAAGGCTATCCGATACTTTGCCAAAGCCAAGGACATACAAGTCATTTACCTCGACCACCTGACCGCGCTGTCTGCCAACGAGGATGACGAGAGGCGGGCTTTGGACGCCATCATGGCTGACATGGCAGGGCTGGCTCAGAGTGATGGTTTGATTATCCATTTTGTGTCGCATTTAACCACGCCTGATGGTAAGCCACACGAGGAGGGTGGGCGTGTCATGGAGAAACACTTTACTGGCAGTCGAGCCATTGCGCGGTGGGCACACTACATGTTTGGACTTGAACGCAACAAGCAGCACGAAGACCCCGAGATGCGGCAGGTTACCAAGTTCCGTATCCTGAAAGACCGCTTTACTGGTAGGGCTACTGGACATATTTTCCATATGAAGTATAATAAGGGGAACGGATTGCTTTCCGAGTATCAACTGAGTGAGGACTTCTGATGGGTAAGATGAAGGCATTGGCAATGGAGATCGAGGAATATAAACAACTACTTGCTGAAGGGGCAATGGACGAGATGGCTGGATTCAATGGCATAACACACGAGGACATGGTTAACCACCCACCGCACTATAACCAAGGCGGGATTGAAACTATAGAGGCTATCAAGGCAGCGTTAGGCTACGGCTTCAACGCCTACTTGACTGGTAACATCCTGAAATACTTGTGGCGCTACAACCACAAGGGTGGGTTGCAGGATGTCAAGAAAGCACAGTTCTACTTGAACCGACTGGTGCAGGAGATGGACGCTAACGAGCAGGTGCGTGTCAGTGGTGTGCCTTACGAGGTTCCGTCTTCTTCCATCCTATCCAATGGTGTTTGAATGTGTGATGTATTTGTTGACATCGAAACAAACGTACCCCCAACAAAGATATGGGGTGCCTATACTTATGACACGGACAGTGAGGAATATCAATGGCACGAAAGCCCGGACACGCTACTTCCCTTGCTAAAAAAAGCAGACCAAGTAATCGGACACAACTTGATTGGTTTCGACGGGCCACACCTCAACAGGTTGTGGAAGACGAAGATTGGGTCGAAGCTAGCGACCGATACATTGATTATGTCAAGGCTACTGAATCCTTCAATCGAAGGTGGGCACAGTCTAGACGCTTGGGGAAAAAGACTGGGGCTGAAGAAGACTGATTACAAGAGGTTGTATTGGCGTCTGCTTGGTGAACGTAAGCCACCACGCGAGGGAGTGCAGCACTTCAACGAACCCAACCTTGCCCTACTCAAGAAGTATTGCAAGAGGGATGTGGAGTTGTTGGTCAAACTGCACAAGCACCTAAGTGCTGACTTGAAAGATTTAGCATTCAGTGACTATTCTGTGGAGCTGGAACACAGGGTTGCAGCAATCGTACAGAAACAGGTGAACAATGGATTTACATTCGACATCCCTAAGGCTCAAAGTCTTTTGGCTACGCTTTCAGGCAGGCTTGCTGATATTGAAGGCGACTTGCAAAGTACGTTTCCACCAATTGTTACAGAGAGGTGGAGTGAAAAGACTGGCAAGAAGCTCAAGGACAAGGTGGAGGTCTTTAACCCTGCCTCTAGAAAACAAATTGCTGAACGTCTCGTATCACTTGGTGTCAAGTTTAGCAGCACTACAGAGAAGGGTAATGTCATTGTGGACGAGAAAGTCCTAGACGGTATCGACCTGCCTGAAGCTAAGTTACTCAACGAGTACCTGATGCTACAGAAGAGAGTGAGTCAGATCAAATCCTGGTTTGAAGAGGTGCAAGAGGATGGGAAGATACATGGGCGTGTCATTACCAACGGTGCTATCACTGGACGTATGACACACCAAAGCCCCAACATGGCACAAGTACCCAGCGTGTCAAGCCCGTATGGTGCTGAGTGCCGTGAGTGCTTCAAGGCTAGGGATGGGTGGTCGTTGGTTGGTATTGATGCGTCAGGTCTTGAGCTGCGTATGCTGGCACACTACATGCGTGACGAGGGATACACTAAGGAGTTGTTGAATGGTGACATCCACACGAAGAACCAAGAAGCGGCAGGACTCCCTGACCGTGCTAAAGCAAAGACATTCATCTATGCTTACCTGTATGGCGCGGGGGACGCGAAGATCGGGTCAATCATCGGTGGTAGCTCTAGTGACGGCAAAGAAATTAAGGCGCGTTTTCTTTCCCAAACACCCGCCCTCGCTCGTCTACAGAGTAAGGTTGCCGAACAAGCAAGTAGTGGTTGGCTACCGGGGCTGGATGGTAGAAAAGTTTGGGTGCGAAGCGAACATGCTGCCCTTAACACTTTACTCCAAAGTGCTGGTGCGATAGTTATGAAGAGGGCGTTGTTCAGTTTTTGGCAAGCCCTGATGCTGAAGAAGATACCCTTTGGGTTCTGTGCCAACGTGCACGATGAGTGGCAGATTGAGACGCCACCTGAGCATGCCGAACAGGTCGGGCAGCTAGGTGTGAACGCCATCAAGGCTGCTGGTTTTCGTTTCAAAATGCGGTGCCCTCTCGATGGCGAGTACCGGGTTGGTCAGACATGGAAGGACACCCACTAATGGATGAGGAGGAGATGTTGGAAATGTTCATGGAGTGTGACGACTTAGTGCTTCTTGGTATTAAAGATAATAAATTAATACTATGGCACAGTCCTGACTCTAATGAAATAGATATACTGGATATGCTACTTTATGCCTACAGAAGATTTTATGAGAGTGCTCAAGATAATAGACCTTTACATTGATTCTGAAGTGTGGTATAATATTGGTCTTTAAACTTTCCAATTAAAGGAACTAAACATGAACGATAAAATCATCACCGTCCAAGGACAACTTTTCTTTTCCTACAACCTCGACCACCTCAATGGGCCGAAGCCATGGAACGAGAAGAACCCTGACTCGTGGCGGTATGAGTTGCACCTTGGTCAGCTGGATGACGCCACCGTTACCCGGTTGGAGAAAGAGCTGAATGTCAAGGCGCGCAAGAAGGACGATGACAGCCATGGTCTTGGTATGTTCATCAAGTGCAAGAGCAAGTTCCCATTCACTGTTGCAGACCTAGATGGTAACCCCATTGACCCGTCTGACGTAGGTAATGGTACGGTTGCTGTTATTGCCCTCAAGAGTTATGACCACCCCATGTCAAAGCAATACGGCTGGTCAGCCCGTTGCGTTGGCGGTAAGACCAAGGCTAATGCAGTGGTCAAGGATTTGGTCAAGCGTGAGAAAGAGGAGACTGCGGAAGATGTAGCCTTGTAATGACAGTCGCCCTTATAGATGCGGATGTGATTGCCTATCGCGTCTCATTTGCCTGTAAGGAAGAAACCCAAGAGAAGGCAGCTACCACGCTGTCTTCTTTATTGGAAGACATTCTTTACAGCCAGTTGGATATAGCGACACACGAGCTGTATCTGACAGGCAAGGGAAACTTCAGGAATGAAATTGCAACCACCGTACCGTACAAAGAAAACAGGCGAGACAAGGAAAGACCACTTCACCTTGATTTTCTGCGTGGGTATATGGCTGATGCTTGGAGTGCAGAGACAGCGACAGGCGAGGAAGCAGATGACCTCATTGCAATACGTGCCACCGAACTTGGAGAAGACGGTTGCATCATTGTTTCAATTGACAAAGACTTCAACCAAGTACCAGGATGGCATTACAATTTTGTGAAACGAGACAAGTATTATGTGACTGCCCAAGATGGCCTCAGGTTTTTCTACAAACAGATACTGACCGGGGATCGGGTGGACAACATAATAGGCATCAAAGGTGTTGGCGACAAGAAGGCAGACAAGATGCTGGAGGACGCGAAGACCGAGCAAGAATTGTTTGCCGTTTGTGCGGAGGCACTGGGAAAAGACAGAGCAATTGAAAACGGGAGGCTGTTATGGCTAAGGCGAGAGAAGAACCAACTTTGGTGCCCACCCAGTTTAGACTAGCAGGTATGGACTGGCGGGTACTGTTTTCAGAAACACTATCAGATTTAGGACAATGCGACAATGATACAAACACCATCACAATCAGACAAGGAATGTCAAGACAACAAACCGAACAAGCATTTTGCCATGAGTTGGTACATGCCATTTACTTCACCATGGGAATGGATGACCATGACGAGAAAATGGTTGAAGGGTTT